ATGATCAAATCTTTTTATATAAAAGAGACGCAAAGTGGATAGCTCCAAAGGGATATTGTTTTATAAAACCTTTAAAAACAGTAGACAAATTTAATATTGAATCTGAAGAGCCTTTAAAAGGCATTGTTAAGTATTCAGACGGTACGGTAAAAACTGGAGGTTTGATAGGTTATAAACCTAAAACAGAATGCGAATTTATAGTAGATGGAGAAAGACTATATAGAGTTTTATCAAATTTAATTACAATCAAATATGAATATCAAGGAAACGAAGAAGAATATAATCCAAGCTGGGCGTAAAGCGGTTAATGAATTAATTAAGGTTGCTGAAGAAAAGATTATTACAAATACAGAAGATGATGTTTCCGCTGATAGATTAAAAAATGCCGCGGCAACTAAAAAGTTAGCTATATTTGACGCTTTTGAAATACTAAATAGAATTCAAGAAGAAGAAAATATATTAGAAGGTAAGGAGATTGAAAAAAAAGAAGAACGAGTATTTAAAGGATTCGCTGAAGGAAGATCAAAATAATGTACGAGCAGAATTTATTTAAGGTTATAGAACCTATTAAAAAAACAACACTCACGAGAATGAATCGTGGTAAAAAATGGAAATATGGATACAATAAAGAACATGATATCGTTATTATCTCAAAAACTGGAAAAATTGGTGAAATATATGAAATCCAAGGCTTGCGAATTGGCTTGCCGCTGGAACCAGTGCGAGTGCACATGCACGAAAAGAAAAAATGGGTAAAACTTGAACAACCTAAGGAATTAACTCGCCTTAAAAATATCTTTGATTGGAGAAATTATCCTGAAGAGCAAAAAGATCAATGGTATGATTATATAGATGAAGAGTTTAAAAGAAGAGAAGAGGGTTTTTGGTTTAATAACAATGGAAAACCAACTTATATAACAGGTGCGCATTATATGTATCTTCAATGGAGCAAGATTGATGTAGGTGCTCCAGATTTTAGAGAAGCTAATAGATTATTTTACATATTCTGGGAAGCGTGTAAAGCCGATAAAAGATGTTATGGAATGTGTTATCTTAAAAATCGTCGTTCTGGTTTTTCTTTTATGAGTAGCGCTGAAACAGTTAATTTAGCTACAATATCGAGTGATAGTAGATATGGTATATTATCTAAAACAGGTGCTGATGCTAAGAAAATGTTTACAGATAAAGTAGTTCCTATTAGTATAAACTATCCTTTTTTCTTTAAACCCATACAAGATGGTATGGATAGACCAAAGTCAGAGTTAGCATATAGAGTACCGGCTAGTAAGTTTACTCGTAAAAAAATAACATCTAACGAGAAGTTAGAAGATATACAAGGTTTAGATACAACTATTGATTGGAAAAATACTGGAGACAATAGTTATGACGGTGAGAAACTAAATTTATTAGTTCATGATGAAAGTGGTAAATGGGAGAGACCTGATAATATTTTAAACAACTGGAGAGTTACAAAAACATGTTTACGATTAGGTAGTAGAATTATTGGTAAATGTATGATGGGCTCTACTTCAAACGCATTAGATAAAGGTGGAGACAATTTTAAAAAACTATATAACGCATCCGATGTCACTAAAAGAAATAGAAACGGTCAGACAAAATCTGGTTTATACTCTTTGTTTATCCCAATGGAATGGAACTACGAAGGATTTATTGATGAGTACGGACTTCCAGTATTTAATACTCCTGACACAGACATATTCGCCCCAGATGGTGAATTAATAGATATAGGTGTAATAGATAGTTGGCAAAATGAAGCTGATGGTTTAAAAGATGATCAAGACGCATTAAATGAGTTTTATAGACAGTTTCCAAGAACTGAAGAGCACGCGTTTAGAGATGAAACAAAAAATAGTATATTTAATTTAGTAAAAATATACGAACAAATAGATTATAACGAAGAAATGTCTAGAACATTAGGAATTACAGTAGGTAATTTTCAATGGGTTAACGGTATAAAGGATTCACAAGTAATTTTTTATCCAGATCCAAAAGGACGTTTTAAAGTAAGTTGGGTTCCAAAACAGGAGCTACAAAATAGAGTTATATTAAAAAATGGTGTGAGATATCCTGGTAATGAACACATGGGAGCGTTTGGTTGCGACTCCTATGATATATCAGGGACCGTAGATGGAGAAGGATCTAAGGGAGCTTTACACGGCTTAACCAGGTTTAGTATGGAGGACGCTCCTGCGAACAGCTTCTTTTTAGAATACTTATCAAGACCACCTACGGCAGAAATATTTTTTGAAGACGTTTTAATGGCATTGGTATTTTACGGAATGCCAATACTTGCAGAGAATAATAAACCTAGATTACTTTATTATCTAAGAAGAAGAGGTTATAGAGGTTTTAGCATGAATAGACCGGATAAAATATGGAATAAATTATCTGTAGCAGAAAAAGAAGTAGGTGGTATACCAAACTCAAGCGAAGATATAAAACAAGCTCATGCTGCTGCAATCGAAATGTATATACAAGATCACGTGGGTATGAAGCAAGACGGAACATTTGGAGATCTATATTTCAACGCCTTGTTAAATGATTGGGCAAGATTTGATATAACAAAAAGAACAAAGCATGACGCAACTATAAGTTCTGGTTTAGCTATAATGGCAAATAATAGACACTTATACGCGCCTAACGCGAAAATAGAAAAACCTAAATTAAACATAAATATTTCAAGGTATAAGAATACTGGAAATATGTCACAAATAATTAAATAATACATATGGCAGAGTCTGGCATTAAAAGTTATTTTCCGAGTCAAACAGTTAGTGATGCTGAAAAGCTTAGCTATGACTATGGTTTAAAAGTAGCAAAAGCTATAGAAACAGAGTGGTTTAATAACGATAGGAATCGTAATAGATACAGAAATAATTTAAATGATTTTCATAATTTAAGATTGTACGCTAGAGGCGAGCAATCTATTCAAAAGTATAAGGATGAGTTATCTATAAACGGTGATTTGTCCTATTTAAATTTAGATTGGAAACCAGTTCCAATAATCTCAAAATTTGTTGATATTGTTGTTAATGGTATTGCTGAAAGAACATATGATGTAAAAGCATATTCTCAAGATCCTTATGGTGTAAGTAAAAGAACGGAATACATGGAATCCATGATGCGTGATATGGAATCTAAGATTTTCAATGATATGGCTATGAATGAGTTTAATATGAATCTTTATGAAAATAACAAAGAAACATTACCTGATTCAGAAGAAGAGTTGCAATTACACATGCAACTTAATTATAAACAAGCTGTGGAATTGGCTGAAGAGCAGGCTATAAATGTTCTAATGGAAGGTAACAAATACGAATTGATCAAGAAGCAGTTTTATTATGATCTAACAGTATTAGGTATTGGAGCTGTTAAAACTTGTTTTAATACATCTGAAGGTGTTACTATAGATTATGTTGATCCAGCTAATCTTGTTTATTCTTATACAGATTCTCCTTATTTTGAAGACATATATTACGTTGGTGAAGTTAAATCAATACCAGTAAACGAATTAGCTAAACAGTTTCCTCATTTAACAGAATCTGATCTTGAGGATATAATGAAAAATAAAACATTTAATAGGAATAATAATAGTACAAGATTTTCTATAGATAAAGAAGATAATAACACTTTACAAGTTTTATATTTTAATTATAAAACCTATATGAATGAAGTTTATAAGGTTAAAGAAACTGGAACTGGTGCAGAAAAAATAATACCTAAAGAAGATACTTTTAATCCTCCACAAAATATGGAAGGTGATTATTCCAGATTACTAAGATCAATAGAGACTTTATATGAAGGAGCTTTAATACTAGGAACAGATAGACTGCTAAAGTGGGAAATGGCCAGTAACATGATGCGTCCTAAAAGTGATTTCACTAAAGTTAAAATGAATTACGCTATTGTTGCTCCTAGAATGTATAATGGTAAAATAGATTCGTTAGTAAAACGTATTACAGGCTTTGCTGACATGATACAGTTGACACATTTAAAACTTCAACAAGTAATGTCTAGAATGGTACCAGATGGGGTTTATTTAGACGCAGATGGTTTAGCCGAAATAGATTTAGGAAACGGAACTAATTACAACCCTCAAGAAGCCTTAAATATGTTCTTTCAAACAGGATCCGTTATTGGTAGATCATTTACACAAGATGGTGATATGAACCCTGGTAAGGTACCTATTCAAGAAATAACATCTGGTTCTGGCGGTAATAAAATACAAGCTCTTATAACTAATTATAACTATTATCTACAAATGATAAGAGATGTAACCGGTCTTAACGAAGCTAGAGATGGTACGTTGCCAGATAAAAATACTTTAGTTGGAATTCAAAAATTAGCTGCTGCAAATAGTAATACCGCTACAAGACATATATTACAATCTGGATTGTTTTTAACAGCTGAAGTAGCTGAGTGTTTATCTCTTAGAATATCAGACATTATTGAGTATTCACCAACTGCAGATGCGTTTATCCAAGCTATAGGAGTACATAATGTTGCTACTTTACATGAGATGTCAGAATTACATCTTTATGATTTCGGTATATTTTTAGAGTTAGCGCCTGATGAAGAAGAGAAACAAATGTTGGAAAATAACATTCAAATGGCTCTTCAACAGCAGAATATAGAATTAGAAGATGCAATAGACCTTAGAGAAATTAAAAACGTAAAATTAGCAAATCAAATGTTAAAATTACGTAGAAAGAAAAAAATAGAAAGAGATCAAATGCTTCAGCAGCAAAACATTAAAGCTCAAGCTGAAGCTAATGCTCAAACACAACAAGCCGCTGCTCAAGCTGAAATACAGAAAAACCAAGCTATGATTGGTAATCAGTTAGAATTAGAGCAAATTAAAGCTCAATTAGAGTCTCAAAAAATGGTTCAAGAGGTCCAACATAAAAAAGAATTAATGCAGTTAGAGTTCCAAATGAACATGCAGTTAAAGGGATTAGAGGTCAGTGGACAAAAAAGTAGAGAGCGGGAAAAAGAAGATAGAAAAGACGAAAGAACAAAGATTCAAGCAACTCAACAAAGTGAGTTGATTGATCAAAGACAAACAGGTAAACCACCTAAAAATTTCGAATCAGCAGGCCACGATATATTAGGCGGTGGATTTGACTTAGGTGTGTTTGATCCTAGATAAATTTATTAACTATTATTATATTATATTATGGCAAAAAAGAAAAAAGAAGAACCAGTGATGGATAACGAAACTGGTAAAATAAAAGTAAAAGCAAAAAAAGAACAACAACCAACAGGTAATGAGACAAAAGGAAACGTTACTAAGGTTAAAGAAAAAATGAAAATGAAACCCATAGATATGGATAAAGAAACTATAACTAAGGTTGATTTAAATAAACCAACAGAACCAGAAGCAAATGAAACCAAAGAAGAAATTACAGAAAATAATACTGACGACGGAGGAGTTGTTGAACTCACTGAGGACTCCAGCCCCGTACAAGAACAAAAAGAAGTACAACCGGAAGCAGAAACACAAGAAACACCAGTATTAGAAGAGATTACTGAAGAAGAGATAGAAGAAAAAGTTGAAGAGATAGCAGAAGAAGCTGAAGAAGCTATTAAAGAAAACTTAGAAACAGGTAAACCTTTACCGGAAAATATCCAAAAGTTAGTAGAGTTCATGGAAGAGACTGGTGGTGATTTAAATGATTATGTTAGACTTAATCAAGATTATAGTAAATTAGAAGATGAACAATTACTATATGAATATTATAAACAAACAAAACCTCATTTAAATAATGAAGAAATTAACTTCCTTATGGAAGATTCGTTCTCTTATGATGAAGATGAAGACGAAGAAAGAGATATACGAAGAAAGAAATTAGCGTTAAAAGAGCAAGTTGCCAGCGCTAAAGCCTATTTGGACGGGCAAAAGTCCAGGTATTATGAAGAGATTAAAGCTGGATCGAAACTCACGGTTGAGCAACAGAAAGCTATAGATTTCTTTAATAGATACAATAAAGATCAAGAAGAAAACAATAAAAAAACAGAGCATTTAACTAAAACTTTTATGAAAAAAACAAACGATGTATTTAATGACGAATTTAAAGGATTTAACTACAGTGTTGGTGATAAAAAGTTTAGATTTAATGTTAAAAATGCTAGTGACGTAAAAGAAACACAAAGTGATATTAATAATTTCATCAAAAAGTTTTTGAATGATAAAAATGAATTAGTAGATCCTAGTGGTTATCATAAATCTTTATACACAGCGATGAACGCTGATGCTATAGCCCAACATTTTTATGAGCAAGGTAAAGTTGACGCCATGAAAGATAGCGTAGCTAAATCTAAAAACATAGACATGAGCCCACGGCAGAATCACGGAGTTGTTGAAGCTGGTGGTATTAAAGTTAGAGCATTAGGTGAAAGTTCTTCTGATTTTAAATTTAAAATTAAAAACAAAAATAAATAACAATTTAAAAATTACAAATTATGGCAATTACTGCAGGAGGTAGTTTAAATAGTGTTCCAGCTGCAAAGCAACAAACACTAGCAACAAACTATCTTGATTTTACGGGTACCACTGATAATACGTGGGCTCAACAATATTTACCAGATCTAATGGAGAAAGAAGCTGAGGTATTTGGTCCTAGGACTATATCTGGATTTCTTTCACAAGTTGGAGCTGAAGAGGCTATGACAGCTGATCAAGTTGTATGGTCTGAACAAGGAAGATTACATCTTTCATACACGGGTAACGTAAGTAATGGTACTGGTGGTGTTGATTCTGTTGGACAATTTACAGTTGAAGGACATATTGATGCCAACGCTACTTATACAGCGGGATCACACGGTATTAGAGTGAATGACACTGTTATCGTAGCTAACACTAACGGTACTTTCAAGTGTTTAGTAACTACAGTTGCTGCTGATGTTATTGACGTAGCTCCTTATAATGCGGGTGCTGCTGGTCTTACAACAGCTACGGCTTCTAAACAATCAACTATATTAGTTTACGGTTCTGAGTACAAAAAAGGAACTCAATATTTTGATGGTGGTTCTGCAACTACTCAAAAAGATAATAGAGGCGCTAACGAGCCATCTTTCAAATCTTTTTCAAATAAACCAATTATTATAAAGGATTACTACGAAGTATCAGGTTCTGATACGGCTAGAATTGGTTGGGTTGAAGTTGCTTCTGAAACTGGTCAATCAGGTTACTTATGGTATTTAAAAGCTGAAGCTGATACGAGAGCACGTTTTGTTGATTACTTAGAAATGGCAATGTTAGAAGGTGAACTAGCAGATAGTTCTTCTGTTGTTGACTCTTCTAACGTGATGTATAATACAGCTACCACGCAAGTTGGTACTGAAGGTTTGTTTGCAGCTATTGAATCAAGAGGTAATATGACTTCTGGTGTTACTGGTGTTAACGCAGCTACTGATTTAGCTGAGTTTGATGCTATTTTAGCTGAATTTGACTCTCAAGGAGCTATTGAAGAAAACATGATGTTTGTAAACAGAGCTACTTCATTAGCGATGGATGACATGTTAGCTTCTATGAATTCTTACGGAGCTGGTGGTACTTCTTATGGGGTATTTGACAACTCTGAAGATATGGCTTTAAATTTAGGTTTTTCTGGATTCCGTAGAGGTTCTTACGACTTTTACAAGTCTGACTTCAGATATTTAAATGACAAAGCTACAAGAGGTGGTATTAACGATGCTGATTCTACTAATGCAATTAGAGGGGTTATGATTCCAGCTGGTACATCAACTGTCTATGATCAAATGTTAGGGAAAAACTTAAAACGTCCATTTTTACATGTTCGTTATAGAGCTTCTCAAGCTGATGATAGACGAATGAAGACTTGGGTTACTGGTTCGGTTGGTGCTGCTACATCTGCACTTGACGCAATGCAAATCCACATGTTATCGGAGAGATGTTTAGTTACACAGGGTGCTAACAATTTCATGTTAATGAACTAAGCACTTATTATATTAAGGACCGGGGCTTCGGCCTCGGCCTTTTATTTTATTAATTTTATTATATATTATATTATGGCAAAAAAAGCAAAAAAAGTTGAGATAGAAGAATCTCAATTTGAACAAAAAGAGGTGGTTTTAGAAGAACCACAAGTTGTAGAACAACCAAAAATAAGAGAAAGAAAAGTACCATCTAACGAATGGGAAATAAAAGATAGATTATACAATTTAAAAAGTTCAAGAAAACCAATATCAAGAATGATAAAATCGGCTAATATTTATTGGTTCGATGAAGAAAAAGGTTACGAAAGAGAATTAAAATATTGCGAAAATCAAAGAACTTGTTTTGTAGACGAGATGAAAGGTGATCAAAGACTTTCTCATATTATTTTTAGAAATGGATCTTTATTTGTTCCTAAAGAAAAAACAGTTTTACAAAAGATGCTGTCTTTATATCATCCTCATAAAGACAAAATATATGTAGAGCACATGCCGTCAAAATTAGCTGCTGACGAAATAGATGTATTAGAACAGCAAGTAGAAGCTTTAGTTGCTGCTAGAAATATCGATATTGATATGGCAGAAGCTATTATGCGTGTAGAGATTGGTTCTAAGGTATCTAATTTAAGCTCTAAAGAACTTAGAAGAGATTTATTAGTATTTGCACGTAACAATCCTAAATTGTTCTTAGAGTTAGCGGATGACGAGAATGTAATGCTAAGAAACTTTGGTATTAGAGCTGTTGAGGCTGGTATATTAAGATTGTCTTCTGATCAAAGGAATTTCTTATGGGGTAGTAATGGAAGAAAACTAATGGTTGTACCGTTTGATGAACATCCATACACAGCTTTAGCACATTGGTTTAAAACTGATGAGGGTATGGAAATATATTCAAATATAGAAAAAAGATTAAATAACTAATCAAACTGTAGAGCGGTCGCCCTACGGGGCGATCGTAACTACAAAATTAAATTATATGAAAAAAAACAAATCTAAAGGATTAGGCGACACAATAGAAAAAATTACAAAAGCAACGGGAATAAAAAAAGTTGTAGATAAAGTTAGTGAAATCACAGGTAAAGATTGTGGTTGCGCTAAAAGACAAGACAATTTAAATAGATTGTTTCCTTATAATAAATAAAAAATATGGCTGTAAATGTAGATACTGTATATCAAAGAGTTTTAGCTTTAGCAAATAAAGAGCAAAGAGGATATATAACACCTCAAGAGTTTAATTTGTTTGCTAACCACGCACAATTAGAAATAGTTGATCAATATTTTTATGATATAAATCAATTTGGTAGATTACCAGGAAACGATACAGAATACTCTGACATGTTAGATTTACTTAATGAAAAACTAGGTGCTCTTAAAAGAAATAACCAATCTGTTTTGGCTACATCAGGTGTTATTACTCATTCTAACATGCCTGATGATATTTATAAAATAGGTACTATTACTTTTGGCGGTAATGAAGTGGAAAGAGTTGAGTATAATGAGTTGGTACAATTATCTTCATCACCATTAACAGCTCCAACCAACAAAAGACCTTTATACACCGAAGGTTCAAATGGTATAACTTTATATCCACCGATAAGTTCGGTGAAAATGAGCTATATAAAAAAGCCTAATAATGTTAAGTGGGGCTATGTAGTTGTTGGTGAGAAGGCGCTATATGATCCTTCAAAATCAACACACTTTAGTTTACATAAATCAGAAGAATCAGAGTTAGTTTATAAAATATTAATGTTAGCGGGTATAACAATGAATAAGATAGGTCTATCACAAACAGTTGTAGGTATGGAAAACGCTAAGATTCAACAAGAAAAACAATAAATAAATGGGATTATTAAACACTGCTGCACACGATTACTACGAAGGTAATGATTATGGTAATTATCAATTCACATCTTTAGATAATGTTATAAATCAGTTTATGATCGCCTATGTTGGTGAAGGTAAAATAATATCTAAAGTAAAAAGACAAGAGGTAGCTTTTCACGCACAAAGAGCAATGCAGGAATTATCATTTGATACATTTAAATCTCATAAAGGAAAAGAATACACTGTGCCTTCTACATTAACAATACCTTTACCACAAGACTATGTTAACTATACTAAGATTAGTTGGGTAGACACCGCTGGTGTAAAACATTTAATGTATCCAACTGATAAAACATCGAATCCTACTGATTATTATCAAAATAACGATGGTGATTTCAAAATAACAGCAAAAGCAACATTAAACGAAGCCTTAGGTTATATAGTTTTAGACGGGGAATACTTAAATGTTACAAAGAACATGATGGTGATTGGTCAAAATATTCCGGGTACTCCTAAAATTTCAAGAATTGACTATTCTTCTGGAAACGCTAGTGTTTATTTGGTGGATTCGTCTAACGAAGAAGTACTTCCTACATATACGGGTACAGAAACGGTTACTATAATAACATCTAGTGGCGACATTATAAGAGATTCAGATTCTAAAGCTTTAATAACAGGCGCAACTTGGAATACTACAGATTATAAAATAACAACTTCAGGTGCTAGTAATGTAGAAGTAGGTATGATAGTTTCTAACGAAGACTTTCCAAGCGGAACAGAGGTTGTTAGTATAGATGGTGATATAATAACAGTTAATAAATTACCTGTTGAAGCTGAAACAAGTGGAGATGATATAACTTTTGTATCTCCAAATTGGTTTTCTACAACTTGGGAAAATTATAAGTCAAATACACCTTCAGAGAATAACAATGATGATTATAAAGATGATACTTATTGGCCTTTAGACGATGAGCGATATGGTTTAGATCCAAGTCAAGCTCAAGTCAACGGTTCTTTTTACATAGATCAAACAGCTGGTAAAATACATTTTAGTTCTAATATTAGTGGAAACACTGTAGTTTTAGATTATATAAGTGATAGTTTGGGAACTGATGGAGAAATGCAAGTTCATAAATTTGCAGAAGAAGCCATGTATAAGTGGATAGCATATGCTGTTTTATCTACAAGAATTAATACACCAGAGTATCTAGTCGCGAGACTTAAAAAAGAAAGATTTGCTGAAACAAGAAAAGCAAAATTAAGATTATCAAATATTAAATTAGAAGAAATTACTCAAGTTTTAAGAGGTAAATCAAAACAAATTAAACATTAATTAAATGCCAGAAATTAAGCATAGTTTTACCGGTGGTAAGATGAATAAGGATCTCGATGAGAGACTTGTTCCTAATGGAGAATATCGAGATGCAGTAAACGTACAAGTATCGACTTCAGAGGGTTCTGATGTTGGTTCTGTTCAAAATATACTAGGTAACAAAGTCGGGTGTAGTAACCCTGCTTTTTGGAGTTGGAATCCAATAGCTCCTGGTTCTTCTTGTGTTGGCTCTATTTCTGACGAAAAAAATGACACTTTATATTGGTTGGTAGCCGGTCCTGATTCTGGTAGCTTTCAAGATATTGTAAATGCTGTAAACAGTGGTACAACAACGCCTATATTTGGTAAAGATTTAATAATGCGTAAAAAATATACAGGTGATTGTGAACCTGTTTTTGTAGATAAGCACACTGTAATTATTAGTAATACGGAAAGTATTGTTGATAACACTATAATTCTTGATGATGAAGATTGGTTAGAAAACTTAACCGTAGGTATGAGCGTTACCGCTTTTGGTTATGATAATGATAATAATATAGTTTCTAGTAGCCCAGCTGAAGTGTCAAGCGTTGGTGAATTAACACATATTCCTATTCAATACTCTCCAGTACTTGATTTCACTGCCATGTACAATGGTGGTCCTATTGGTGATGTTGAACTAATGATTGGTGGTAATGGTGGTTGTGCCGGCGTGAATGGTGGTGCCGACAACTGTACTCCTGGCGGAAAAATACTAGTGCCTACAGGTAATTGGAATGCATCTTTTGCTGTGGGTGATCATATAAGAGTTTGGGATGAAAATGGAGCTGTGAATGATCCACTTCTTGCTTCTTTTACAACGGGAATAAACGATCCGCTTGAAGGTGCTGAGATTTTAGAGATTAACGATATTTCAGTGCCACCTACTAATTTTAACCCGCCACCAAATGAGCAACACAAACTATATAAAGAAATAGTATTTGATGGTGACTTTAATATGGCTTCTGTCGCCGCTGCGTATCCTGGTTGGGGTGCTGAGAATGGTTGGCCACCAGGTGGATCCGATAATTATTTTGGATACGATCCTTCTGTAACAGTTTCTGGTACTGGTGATTTTAGAGCTGACGTGTTTATGGAGGTTCCAATACATTCAAACACAAATACAATAAATATAGGTCCGTCATCATTTAAATGGTTAGATGAAATATATACTATATTAATAACAGATGGTGAAAAATTAGAAATACAGCCAAGCCCAACCTGGCCAAACGGCGGGTGTTTAGATCCTAATAGTTATACTAATTATGTAAACGATAATACCAACTATATATTCGATGTTGTTGAGTGTAGCTCAATGACAGCGGAAGTTGTGCCGGTTGGTAATAAACACAGCATGATATTAAAGGTGCTACCAAGTGCTGGGGTACCACAACAAGTTGTTCTAAAAAATACTCTTGATAGAAGTTGTCCTACTTGCCAAGATGGATATAAACAATTTTTATATTTTGAAGCACCAAACAAAGCCTTGAATTTTAGTCCAGACAGATTAATAACAGGTATCAATATAATTGACGACATGTTATTCTGGACAGATAACTTTTCTGAACCTAAAAAAATAAATATACCAAGAAGTATAGAAGGTACAGATCCAAGTGGAAATATACATACTTTTTTAGTAAATAATAGTCTAGACATCGGCCCAAGTGATTGGCAAATACCTGTAAGAGAAGAGCATCTTACTGTTATAAGAAAATCTCCAAAGTCACCACCAGTAATAGATCTTGTAACTGGTAGAGAGGGTAATCTATCTTATACTGGTAAAATGTATGTACACCCTTTGGAGGGATCGAACGAACACTCTTTTATAAGCTCTTCTAAAGGACATATAACAAACTTTTCCAAGTTAGACGTTGGTGATACCGTTCAATTTTTTATAGAAACAGATATTCAAGATAATCACGATTTTGAGTTAGCTTGGAGAGCTAAAGGTGGTGGTAAAAAAGGTAGCACGTTAGTGTTAGAACCTATAATTGGTAATACTGAAATGCCAGCTATACCTCTTCAAAACTTCACTATAAAAGGTGAAATTACAGATTGGGAGCAAAATCACTTTAAAGAAGATACTAGTAATCCTAATTATTACACGCAGGGAGCGCCTGATGGAATTATAAATAGTTCTGGTTTACCTTTTGATCCAAGTTTGCAAAGTGGCACAACATCTATAGCTACTGCCCGTGTCGAAATAGAGATTACATCTATAGAAGGGGTTCCTTTAGAAGGTGATGATGGTGATGATCCTATAAGCCCACAAGCGTATGTAGTTGACCTCTTTGACGAAGAGGAAAAATTATTTGAATTTAAATTCCCTAGATTTTCTTATAGATACAAGTATGAAGATGGAGAGTATTCTACTTTTGCTCCGTTTTCACAAGTAGCATTTAAACCTGGTGGGTTTGATTACCACCCTGTAAAAGGTTATAATATAGGTATGAGCAATACGGTAAAATCTGTTTTAGTTAAAGAATTTATCACAGATGATATACCTCATGATGTTGTAGCTATAGATATATTATACAAAGAAGATATTTCTCCTAATGTTTATATAGTAGATACTATAAAACCTGATGATGAAAAAAATATTACAAGTGAGGGGGCTGTTTATAATAACTGGATGTTAAACGAATATGAAATAACATCTGATACTATCTACGCTGTTTTACCATCAAATCAATTATTAAGACCTTGGGATAACGTTCCTAAAAAAGCTTTAGCACAAGAAGTATCGGGTAATAGATTAATTTATGGTAACTATTGGCAAAACTTTGATATGCTTGTCGCTGGAGGTGCAGATCATTATTACCCGAACTTTAAAACATCTCTAACTAGTTTTGATCCCGCGGCCACAAATAGTGTTCCATCTATAAAATCTTTAAGAGAGTATCAGTTAGGCGTTGTATTTATGGATGAATACGGTAGAGAAACACCGGTATTATCTAATCCAACTGGAACTATAAAATTAGCAAAAGAAGATGGTAGTAGTAGCAATAGATTAAGAGTTGGGTTTAGAGGTCAAAACGCACCTCAAAATATGAAGTATTTTAAGTTTTTTATAAAAGAAACTTCTGGAGAATACTACAATATGGCTATGGATAGATATTATGATGCTGAAGATGGTAATATTTGGTTAGCCTTCCCTTCTACTGATAGAAATAAAATAGATGAAGATACATTTATAATATTAAAAAAAGGTGCTGGTGGAAATGACGTTGTAAAAGATGAGGCTAAATATAAAGTTTTGGCGATAAAAAATGAAGCTCCAGACTTTATAAAAACAAAGAAATTATTAATTATAGATGTAAAACATACTAATGATGGTGGTAGTTCCGATGTATTCTCTATAGATGGAACTGCTTACAGTGGTTTACCTCTTCAAAGCACGAGCACAGTTAAATTAAATTACGAGGCTTTTGAAAATACAAGCGCGCGTAGATTACATGAGATAAAAGATGGAATATTATATTTTGAACTTGAAAAAGGTAATGATGTTTCTGAACGATATAGAATTAACAGTATAGATATAGAAGCAGGAGATAATGACAATGATCCACCGACTTGTTTTAACATAACAATAGATGGTAGATTTGGTTCAGATGTAAATAAGTTTACAAATGATCCAACGGGTGTTGGTTCAAATGAAATAAAAGATAATGTTAATGTACGTATTTGGAAATATGTAGTAGAAAATTCACCACAATTTGATGGAAGATTTTTTGTAAAAATATATAATGACAGCCCTTTTAAAGCAAACATAAAAACAGAAGAAGCGGAGGATAATACTAAATATAGAGTTGTAGCTTCCAAGAAAATATACATGATGAAAAGTTCTGGACAAGACGTTCAGAATCATGATTTGATTTTTAATGGTTGGGAGAACAATAATGAGAGTGGTCATCCAGGTTTAGCAAGGGAAGTAGCACATTCAGGTTATTGTGCAAATTGCGGTGCTTGGGGATATTATTATCATCCTGTAATTCAGCAGAACGTATATCAAGGTGAGTTGTATTGGAAAGACTATGTTTCAGCTACTATTAGAATGGGACAAACGCCGCATCCTGAAAAACGTGGTAACACTAAGGATTTTCTTACTTATGGAGAAGGTTCAAGATGGATGCCTTTCGATGCATTTTTTAGAGGAATAAATATGAAACCAGCATATGCGGGTGGTATAAGTTTAACCGAACCGTATCATCCACATGGTATAGATGACAGGGTTGCAAGTCTACACCCTATAGACAATGCTGAAGATCAAGCGTTTGAAGATGTTTGGTTTGTTGATAATTGTGTAAGTAAAGGTACTTTTTCTTTTGGAAATCCAGATGAAGGTGATCAAGGTTGGAAAGATTCTGTTCATACTCAATTTAGCGGTAATGAAGGCCAGTTTAGTGGCGTTCAATTATTTGATGATAAGTGGAGTATAAACTTAGGTTTTGGAGGTGTACAGCCTAAAGATAAAAATAACAATAAGAATAAGAAGGGTGGTGATTGGTCTATACAGCGTAGTGATAAGAAAAAAAATAACGATTACGACTTTTTTAGTTTAGAAGAAGCTAATGATAGATATGTTGGTAATGAAGCTATTTTTATACAAAATTTAAGGCCTGGCGCTAAGTTTAGATGGAAAGAAGATCCTACCGAAACGATTTATGAAATAAGCGGTAATATAAACAATTACTACAGGGTTAGATTTGAGGACGTGCATGGTGGTCAGCATAGATCAGATGGTAATAATGAATGGGGAGAACAATCTTGGAATTATCAAACTAGAGCTCTAGATAGAGATAGTGGTAAAATGGCACCTGGTGCGGGTGGTGGAAATGAAAGAATAGATGACGTTTTAGGTGGAAATTTAGTAGGAACCAGCGATATTGAACACCCATATATATGTACCTCAACGTTTTTTAGGCCAAGTAATTTTACAAGAAACTGGAGAATAACAACAGACAAACCTTTAGCGTGGAATCCATTTGGGCAGTTTGGACAAGGAGAGATTTCTAATGGAAAAGAAGTAACATTAACAACGTCTGCTAATGCCGCTAATAGTATAAACAGAGTAACTGTAGATAGTTTATTTGCAAGCGATGGCACCTCGGTTGAAGTTGGTATGGTTTTAGTGTCCGGTGCTAGTGCTGGTACTTTAGACAACCCAGCTGTACTTGTTCATATTCAAAACAATCTAAGTAACCACACCTTATTTTTTAAAAGATACGATACTAGTAGTGTAGATTTAGATGCTGGTTCAACTGTAGATATAGCTGATATAGGCACAAGTGAAAATATTGTTTTTAAACAATATAAAATGAATGGGATTAGTCCTAATTCAGCCAAAAATATAAACTTCTTTAATGAGGGTAAAGGTGTTAACGATACTAATGCTGGCGTAGCTGCTGTTGGATATACTCTAGAAATAGTTGAACCTATATTTGACGATGAGGTTTTACCTAAAAACCCAGCTGTTTGGGAAACAGAACCAAAAGAATCTACTGATTTAGATATTTATTACGAAGCTAGTGGTTACAACGCTCTTCATTTAGATGATAGTACTATACGCACTGTTATACCTATTGATTCTTTAGTTATAGACAAGCTAGGCATTTTAGATCAAAATACTTATGTAACATCAGTATATAATAACAATATTATATTAAGTACGTCTTTCAATCCAACAGATATACCTTTTAATACAATATTAAATATAACTAGACCAGATGGCACTATATTAGGTTGCGCTGTTTTAGAAAGTATAGTAAACCCAAATAATCCTAACGAAACAAATGAAATTAAAATACGACCACAACTATATAATAGTTGGCATTGGTTGAATTGGCATAATTGCTACTCGTTTGGTAACGGTGTTGAATCTAATAGAATTAGAGATAACTTTAACCAACCATTTATAGCTAATGGTGTTAAGGCATCAACAACACTGGCGGAACAATATGGAGAAGAGCATAGAAAATATGGATTAATATATTCAGGTATTTATAATAAATCAGCTGTTATAAATAATTTAAATCAATTTATACAAGCAGAGAAAATAACAAAAGATATAAACCCTGCATATGGATCTATACAAAAATTACACTCACGGTCAACAGCTGATGGAGATTTAATAGCGCTGTGTGAAGATAGAATTTTAAGAATACTAGCAAATAAAGATGCCGTTTATAATGCCGATGGAAATACAAATTTAACAGCGACAAATAGAGTTTTAGGTCAAACAATTCCTTTTGCTGGAGAATACGGTATATCAAGAAACCCAGAATCATTTGCTTCTGAGGCTTATAGAGCATACTTTACAGATAAAGTAAGAGGTGCTGTTATGAGATTATCTAAAGACGGTTTAACAGCTATATCTGAACATGGTATGAAAGATTGGTTTAGAGATAATTTAAAACTATGTAATAAGATAACGGGTAGTTATGATGACAAAAAAGACGAATACAATGTAACTCTACATAAAGTTGATCCTAAAACTGTTAGTTTTAAAGAAAATGTAAGAGGGTGGGTTAGTTTTAAAACTTTTATACCTGACGAAAGTCTTAGTTGTGCTAATGAATACTATACTATAAAAAATGGTAATTTATGGTTGCATCATGTTGAAAGTGTAGAAAGAAATAAATTTTATAATTTTTCAAACAATTCATCTATTACCGTATTGTTAAATGACAGTCCAAGTACCGTTAAATCTTTTAACACATTAAATTATGAGGGTAGTCAAGCTAGAATACAACAATCAACTAAAATAAAACAAGAAGAACTTAGTGGTTATCAAAGATATGGAACCAGTACCCTAGAATTTACAGACGGTGAATATTATAATCTAAACGGTAAAAATGGTTGGTATGTAGAATATATAAAAACAGATCAACAAGATGGTACACTGAATGAGTTTATTGAAAAAGAAGGGAAATGGTTTAATTATATACGCGGTAAAGATATATCAACAAGTGATGCTGGTGTTCCAACGGGTGGTTTCGATATTTCTAGTTTTGCCATCCAGGGCATAGGTTCTTTAGCTAGCTCAGCTATTATATCTGTAGCTGGATGTACTGATCCTATTATGTTTAATTATGATCCAAATGCTAACATTGATGATGGTAGTTGTATTGTTACAATATTGGGTTGTGTTCAAGACCCTAGTATACTTATACAGGCTAATAATGTTAATCCTAACGCGAATACTGATGATGGTTCTTGTATTTATCTTGGATGTACAGATCCTGCTGCCTTTAATTACGAGCCAGATGCAAATCAAGATAATGGAACATGTATAGCACTTTCGTATGGATGTACAGACGGCACAACATTTGTTGGTAGTGATAGTGAAACGTACAATGTAAACTTAAATTATAGTGCATCTTACAATACAGATTGTACAGATCCAGATACGCAAAATTC